CTACACAGTTCCTAGAGCGCACAGGGATGAAGCGCCCACTTACGGAAGCTGAGGCGGCAGAACTTAATCCAATCAGAACAGAGAAGCATCAGAGAGATTTCCTTGCGGATGATGTTAGGCGAGAAGCTGAAGCTGATGCGAAGAAAGCTGTAGAAGAAGAGCGGCGCACGGAGCTTTCACCCAAAGAAGAGGGTGATGCACTTACGGCTGCTAGTCGTGAAGTAGAAGCGGCTGATACGGCTAGGATGAAAGCGCACGGCGCGTGGGTAAAAGCGCAGGATGATCTCAGTAAGTTGCCTAAAGATCTTGCTGATACACCATTTTCTGCTAGGGCGAATAGGGCTGTAAAGGATGCGGAAGCTGCTAAGACTGCTGCTGAACAAAGAGTTATAGAAGCAAAACAAGCGCGTGTTCGCATACACGAAGAACTTGCTGCGGATGAAGCACGGGCGGCAGGTTTGCATGATAGACTATCAAAGCGCAAGGAAGCTGTGGACGGCACTCCTGCCAAACCTGCGCCAGACAACCTTCTAAAGATCGCCAAAGGTCTTGCAGCAAAACAAGGTGGTACATGGCAAGAGAAGGTTAGGGATGTTGTTTACAAGGAAGACGGTAAGCTAAAGAAAGCTCGTGGTAAGTATGATCCGCAGATGCACGACATACAACTGTCCAGCCTAGCTAAAGATGATACACCTTGGCACGAATACCTGCATAACTTGTGGCAGGTGTTGAAGCGCACAGGGATTAGGAGCCATAAGAACCTTCTTAACTTCTTTGAGAACGATCTGTATGCTGACAATGTAACACGTAGCAAGCTGAAGACTCCAGAAGAACGTAAGCTGTGGTCGGAAGAACAGCTTGTTGAGCGTGGTGGCTATGCCCTTAAAGAGCGTATAGAGAATCCGCCAAAGGGGTGGACTGAGAAGTTGCAGCGTTGGTTTGATGATTACAAACTGGAGAAGGAGGCACGTAAAGGTTTTCGTGTTAAGAAGGGTGAGCCATCTGAAGAACATTTGCAACGCCTCGCTGACTGGCTAGCAATGCGCGGTGAACGTGCGCCAGCTTTGCAGCCCAAGCAGCTTGATATGTTCTTGGATCAGCTAACTGTTAAATCTCCGTTTGATGATTTTGGGCCGATTGAAGGAGGTGTTAGGTATGCTAAGGATGTTCAGCAGCCAGTAGAGGGGCCGCTGCAAATGTTCTCGCGAGTTGGCAGAGCTATAAGAAAGCGCATTGAAGACTTTGGCAGCGAAGGTAAAATAGACAAGAGCCATGTGTTAGGTATATTTACCAAGGCACAAAAGAATCTTGGGCCAGAAGATGTTAGATGGAACTCTGTGCTACGTGAGTGGATTGATGAGCAACCTCAAGAGATAGATATTGCACAGTTAAAGGACGCCATAAATGCTAATGAGTATCGTGTTAGTGTTAACGAGTTTCCTGTGGTTCGTGGCACGGTTGGGTTAGAAGACTTAGACATAGAGCCGACTAATATAACAGTTAACGATGTTCAGAAAAAAGGATTTAATGTATATGACAAAGGGAAAGGCGGTAATTATTTTGATTTAGGGATTAACGAAGTGGAAATGCGTAGCAAGTATTTACGTACTAACGCTGACCAGAGTATGATTGAGTTTGAAGAATGGCAATCGTACGATGCCCACCAAGATGCTGTAGAAAACCTGAGTAACATGCTGCTTGGCGAAAAAACGCCGGTAGATGTTAGATTTGGTGACGAAGTTTCTATCCCTGCGAACAGAAAGATTACCAAGACTCTTTTGAGGAGTATGGTTAGAGCGTACCATGAAGATCGTTGGAAAGGCGGTGCAAAGACGGTTAGTGCCGCCGAAAAACGCGCCGCTCCGCTAGCAGAAAAAATACGTAACATACTAGAAGCAACAACAGGTGGGCGTGGTATGTTTCGGGCGGTGCAGAGTCAGTTTCGTAGAGTAGGGGATCAGTCAATAGAAGGACACTTACGAGGTGAACGTGGTGATGCGTGGGGCTATCATCACATCACTAAACGTCCTTGGTTAAACAAAGATGATGCTATAGAATTTGCAAGAAAGATACTAGAAGATAAAGGGCTTGGTGCAGCGCACGAAGGCATAGCCATGATTAAGGGCGAGAACTACAAAACTCGCGCTCTTGTAATGCCAGAAACAGAAGGACAGGCCGCATTCCTTGACGAGTGGCACGCTGAACTTGGTGCTGGTAGGAATGCGCTAGGTTGGACACGTTCCAACAGGCAGTATCTAAACTCCGATGGCTCTGCGTCGAAGCATATCATAGAAGTACAATCACCCTTACACCAGAAAGCTGCGGCTGAACGCGCCGAGCTGATTAGGCAAGGTTTTAAAGTTACGGATGAGCTTGGTTATGGTGATAAGAGTTTGGAAAGTGTACAAAGTTTTGACATAGATCATGTGATCTATGACGAAATCGGTACATCAGGTGAATCTACGTTTGGGCCATTTAAAGCAACTGTTGGGCGAGTACCTGATATAGAAGAAGCTCGTGCTTCTGGTTTTATGCTTGACTATCTTCTGCCAGATCAAGTGGCAGCAAAACGTCGCCCCGGCCCCGGCACAACTGATCGCTGGGAACAGCTCCATAAGAAGCTATCCAAAGATCCAGAGTTTACGTTTGCTGGTTACAAGTATAAGTATGATGCAAAGAGAAGAGTTTTAAAAGGTGAACCATATACACAGACGTTTACAAATAAAGATTTGCGTGTGGTACAGAATGATCCAGTTCTGCTTTCATGGCAAACTGAACCAACTCCGCTGGTTGTTAAAATAGTTACGCCTACCAACTTAACTGTAGCAACATTTTCATCTACAGTAGATAAAGCAGCTTTATCTAAGGCACTTCGTGAAGGTACAATAGAAGATTTACCTTTGGAGCATTTACCACAAACAGATAATGTTTTAATGCACTCTAACGACGCTGCTGGTAGTTATAGCGTTCAAGGTGCTGATAATGTAGGGTCAGGGTTACTTCTTCATAAAACCATTGACGAGAGTGGAAATCTTAATAGCTTAAAGATTACTGTAGAGCCACACATAAAAGCTGGTGAAGATGCTGTACCAATGGTTCCGTTTAGAGGGCATAAGTGGGTTGATGCTGTTGCGCGAGATAATGTATTATCTGCTGTACGTGATGGGGATGAGAGTGTTACATGGCCAGCTACGATAGAAGAGATTAACGCTACGGAGGGTTGGGGTGATGGTTTTCATAAAGGGCCAGAAGGTGAAATATCAACTGTTTACAATCTTTATGTGCATGGAGAACTTACATCACCAGATGGTCTGGAGACACATTTCTTTAGAGGTTCACCGCAAGAAGGTGGAGGTAAGAAAAGTCTTCTTGATGCAGCGTATGAAAAACTAGAAAAAGACTTTAGTCACAAAGGCGCAGAGAAGTGGGTAGCGGATGAGTTGGCGTATCAAGAGTTTGAGGGTGTTGTACAAAGCGCAAAGCCTGACGATGTTGAGCTTCTTGCTGCACGAGGAGACTTAAAAACCATCAAAGTCCACAGGTTTAAGATACCGACTGCGATGCGTGATATGCTGTTGCGTGAGGGCGGTATTGAAAGTCCGCGCTATCAGCCTGTTAAAGCTGAGGAGATAGACGCTGCTGTTAAGTTAATCTCCATGTACGATCCCTCGCTCAAAGGTAAGTACAGCAAGCGTGTGCGTGGTAAGATGCTTGAGCGTATAAAGGCTGGCACATTTAGCATAGCAAGAGGTCAGCAGATACTAGCGCGGTTTGCAAGTAGGCCGTTCCCGGAAAGCATGAGCGGGGAGGAGATAGCACAGGTTGTTAACTCGCTGGAGATGTATCATGGTACAGGGGATATAAATGCAAAACAAATTTTAGACGAAGGTTTTGATCTACAATTAACATCTGATAGAAATGATGAAGGGCCGGGAATTTATATGACGGTTAGTGAAGGGCTTGCAAAAACTTATGGAACTACTGCTATACCTATAAGAACAAACTTTAAAAAGTTGTTAGATTTAGAACGTGTCTTAACGCCTGCAGAACGTAAAGCGTTTGATGATGCAGCAATAACTGCATCAGAACAACTTCAGAAAGAACCATTTCCCTCAGAGTATGACGTTGGTGAAACGACGGCTGAGGTCTTATCTAGAGAGCCTTCTAATCGTGTAAAAGATCTGTTAAAGGTTATGAGAAACAGTGTGGAAGGGGAGCCACGGGGCGGTGCATACATCGACCGTAATAGGATATTAAGAAGAATGGGTTATGATGGTATTACTAAACATTTCCAGACTTATCGTTCTATGCTAAGTCCTATTCCACGAGTGGATATGCCTGACCAACGGGGGGTTGTCGCCTTCCGCGAGCCGTTCCAGAAAGCCACCGATCAACTGCATGAATATTACGGTGGTGAGCGGTTGCAGAAAGTTGACACTCATCTTGAAGACATGAATGAGTATCAGCTATCGTCTGCTACGGATCATCTCTCCAGTAATCCTGCTGCTAAGATGCTGCCTTTCCTTGATAGCGTAGTTACTCGCATACGTGACAGGGGCAGCACTTCCATCGAGCGCAAGCATTCTGAGGATGTGGCCAATGCGTTAGATGCAACTGCGCGGGATGCGCGGGAGCTTAGGGGCGAGTTCATAGAACACTTCTTACTCACTTCAAAAAGGGATGTTAGTCTGTCAAAGATGGATGCGGCCCATGTTATGCGCTACATGGCGTTCAGACGGCGCGGTCGTATGGATGAGATTCCCGCTGATACGATGGCGCGGTACAACGAACCTGACAGTCCTGTTAAGCATTACGTAGATTACTTCAGTGAGATGTACACGCGAGCGCGTGATAAGCAGATTGGGGAAGGTATGGAAGTTTGGCATCCAAAGAAGGGCATATTGACAGAAGCTGGTCAAGACCCCCACTATGTACCAGAAGTAGTCAATCAAGATAAGTGGCGTGAGCTAGCGGGTAAGGAAGGCGCTCCTGCACGTGAACGAGCTAAAAAAGAGCTTGTTGATTGGTGGGAAGAGAGGATGAAAGACCCTGACATCACTCGCGCTGAGATTGAGTCTTTCGCAGATCAGTACATAGCTAAGCTGACAGGTAATTCTGAACATCTTGGCTCTACACACTTCGGTGCGCTACGTAAGGCCGAGAGCGTAGGCTTGCCGCTTACGTTAGATGAGAATGGTAACTTCACGTGGATAGAGAACAGTGCAGCTAACGCCTACACACGCTACATGAACAGGTTCTCTCGCGACTTCTCGTTCTTTAAGAATGTTGAGAACAAAGTGCTTATACGACAAATACTTGGCATAGCCAAGCAGGATGGTGTGCATGAGGCGGCGCTGCCGCAGGGCCACAATCCTTTCCACGTAAGGACTGAAGTAAAACCGCATCCACTTAATCCTGACGGCGAGCCGGTGAGGATGAACATAGCGAGAACCACCGACGAACACGTAAACGATTTCATAAAAGGCTATCTCGGCTACTACGAAGGTAGTGAGTTATTCGGGCGCACAGCTAACAGGTTTGTTGTTAGTCATTGGCTAGGTATAATGTCTGGCGTACGTGATGCGTTCTCGTCGTACGTGTTTGCGCTACCGCACTTGCGCGGTAGAGATATGCCGTTGTTGCTTACGTCAATCAAAGACATCAAGCGTAGCTGGGATCAGAGTTTCTTGACTGGTGTAAATGCTAGGAAAATCAATCGAATTGACTTTGCCACGGAAACACACAACAAACTTGCTGACGTTGTTAACAAGTGGACTGATATTGTTTCACGTGCAGGTGGCCGCACATTGCTAGAGCAATCTACACGTGCGCTACAGTTCGGCCTTGGACGTGCCGCTGTGATGCAGCAGATGGGTCTAGCTAAAGGCACAAGCATAACTGCTGATCGTACGCTAAGACGCTTGAGTGAGATGTCAGGTGTTGACGCTAACTTGCTACGCCGCCATGCTAACAAGGCGGATAAGATGGATGCGTCACCAGAAGGCACACCACTTAAAGATCGTAAGGAAGCTGTACCAGAGGAACTTCTTATTCGTGAAGGTGATCGTGTTGAACTAAAGCCAGAGGTAGTTGACGCTATGCTGGATCGCATGGCAGCGTCATGGGTTGAAATGAACCAAGGCACGTACGATGTACGCGGTGTACCGCTCTGGACATTACATGGGCCGATGTCGCTGTTTACATCACTTGCGCGGTGGAACGTAGAGAAGTTCAATATGATGAAGACGGAGATAGTTCGTCCTATGATAGATGAAGGTGACTACCGCCCACTGATAAAATCTACACTCGGCGCTTTGTTCACAGGCACGTTGCTTATCGAGATTTCGGAGTTCATCAATAACAAGTTCCGCGCTGATCCTACGATGTTAGAGAGTGTTAGGGAAGAAGACCCAGAAGAGGTTGCGTACGCTGTGGCTGACGCACTTAACTACGCTGGTTACTTTGGTCTTGCATCTGCGCTGATGAATGACATAGGCATATCTGTTGCTCGCGGACAACGACCGGGAACTGGTGGCATAGTGTTTCCTGCTTATGACTTCATAAGTGAGGCGCTAGTAGAGCCAATGTTTGTTGATCTGCCAAACGCAGTCAGCGAGGGCGCACCGTTCATGCCTACGTTCGTAGCGGCTTTTCATGACGTTCTGAAGAACACGATGCAGACGTACAGGATAGCAGCGCAATGGACACTTGATAGCGAAGAGACTTCAAAGAAAAACATACGCCGTGACTTACGTATCTTCCGTAGGTTTGAAGGTGTTCGTGGAGCGCCGCCCACGGCAGGTATGGGGAATCTTTATCTGCGCCCAGCTACGCGAGAGTTCAAAGAAGCTGAGACTGTAGGGGAAAGCGTAGGGCGTCTACCGGCTGCATTTGAAGAGCAGCGTGTGCGAGCAAAGGGCCGAGGTGACAAGCTGAAGTCGTATGCGTCAGGTCTGTATACGATACCTGACAAGACTGTACCTTCAATCTCTACGCCAGAAGGTGTTGAGGAGTTCCTGCGCTACAGAGACTACATCATGCGCCAGCGCGGTGGTGGTACGTGGCAGCGCATCTTCAACGATTGGGCGCGTAACAAGCAACTTACAGCCACGAAGAAGGTGCTTGTCAAGAGTTACGTGCAACACTTGGTCGAGCGCGGTGCTAGGTAGACTCTGCCCATTTCACCATCATAGCGAGATCTAGTATGTTCGTCTGTGCATCGGCATCGCCGCCTTGTGCATCAGAACCTACTAGTAACCCACGCCCAGCTAACGGCGCATCATAAACGTCTAGCACAGCGAAGTAATCATGCTTCTTGCCATCTATTAGTCCGCTGTCGTCTACGTATAGTACGTCAGAGTTGTCCAGACGAAAGGCCATTGTGAACATATCGCAGCCTATGTGACGCTGAATATCCATGTAGTCTTTAATGAAGACTTGGGATATTAGCTTTGTTGTAGGGTCTACGAGATATGCTCGTCTACCGCGTTCCTCCGTATTCATAGTCCTTTGTGATATCACCATATCCTCCACCACTTTGCTAACGGCAAGCAGTCTTCTGGGTTCTTAGTTGCACGTTCACGCGCATCTTTAAGCTGACTTTCAGTAAACATATATGGTACGGGGCTACCTATGCCACCTTGAAGGTACGTGTATATGTACTCCTTGTTAGCCATCATGTGTTTGTTCTTATTAACGACGACAAATAGCCGTCCCAGTTTTACTTTTTTATCTGTCTTCATATCTGTTTTCCCACGCTTCTTCGTGTGCGCGTTCTTCGGTAGCAGCAAAAGCTCGCTCACGTCCGCGCTTTGTGTCTTCTTCAGACGGTATGACTGTATCACCATTTTCATTTTCGTATGCTATTTCATCGTCTATCACGCTCACCTCTGTGTGAGCGCCCTCATCAGTACCCGGCTCACCCATAATTTTACAGTCGTAAGTTACGGTACTGTCTTCTGTATAATAGACATCGGAGAATACTTCCTCGCTATTATCTAGTGGTATTGTTACTTCAAACGTGTCTTTTCTGTACATAGTGCTTATAGGTAACTGAAGGCATCCGCAGGTTTGTCTACGAGTGCCATGTATCCACCTGCGCTTCGCTTAATCTGGTCTGTTGCAAGTAGGAAAGCTAGACATTGTTCAAGCTCATCTTTTGCGAGGTCATCGCAGAACGTGAGCAATAGTTTCTTGTATGTTACAACTGTTCCCTCGCCTATGATATGCTGTAGCAAACGTCGTTGGATCTCAGCGAGTACGTTGCGTCCAGCAGTAACATAGGCTTCGTGCATCCGCGCTTCCGTATGTGCAAGGAACCTCATGGCTCGCTCGACGGTGGCCTTCTCGATAACCATACTGTCCGTAGTGTCGGCGAAGTGCATTATCATAGACAGCTTCAGCAGGTGTACGTTCTTCCTACCGTAGTAAGTCTCTAGTCTGTAGTCTTTGTTGACAACTTCCTGCGTTAGCTGGCCGCTCTCGTAAATTTCCTTGTGGTATTCTTCCGCCTCTTTCGTAAACATCACCGGCCCAGCTATGTCGCACAATCTTTTTAGATGCTTCACAAGATCTTTCTTCAGCGCTTTCTGCTCATCATCTATGCCGGGGAACTGCCGTAAGAAGCGAGGGCCGTCACCGTAGATCATAATGACACGCGACGTGAATCCTTGTGATATGATCTTATCGCTAAACGCCGTGCGTATGAAAGCTGGTGTTGCGCCGCCCAGTATGTTAACGCACACGTTCTTGATAACATCTGTGCCGTGGTGCTTTGTCTTGTACGTGTAGTCACGGCTATCGTAAAACTGGTTCAGCATATTGACAATGTTATCCGTGTTCTTACGTAGGAGAACGCCTAGCTCTTCTATCATAAAGCCGACAGAGAAATGCGAAGAGCGGATCTTTTTGTTATCGCCGTTATTATAGAAGAAGTCTCGCGCACACTCTTCTACGATGAATCGCACAAGACCCTCCTGCGTTATCGTATCCGCGCTGATGGGGTAGAATGGCTTGATCTCAACCTCGTTCGATTTCTTCTTTGGCACACGCTTGATTAGTGACGGGTGCTTAACGAACTCGCTCACCTGCGCTATGACACGCGACTTACCCGCTGCGGGTGGGCCGACAAGCAGCGCGAATAGGTTAGGGTATAACGTAAACGTGTCAGGATATAACCAAACGCGGCGTTGTAATGCTGTCGCTATCATGCTGTAAAACCCCCAGTCTATGAACAGGTTGGGTGACTCTAAATCTTTTAAGTATCCTCGCCATTTTTCTATGTTTATCATCGTTCATGCGTCCGTCATCTCTCCCCAGTTTGGCCCTATCGTAGCTTCGGATCGCATCTGAAAAGGCTCGCCGTGCGGGGAAAGCATCTCTCGGTTGAGTGCATCACAGGCTATAGACGCAACCTCCTTAGCATAGCTTGAATCACATTGAAGTAGAACGCTGTCGTGATTGTTTTGCAAGACATCCGCTCTTAACTCTCGGATGCGTGGGTTGTTGTATAGGTCTGTGAATGCGAGATTAGTGATGCAGCCTACCGTAGACTGCGGCACAAATGCGAACGCTTCTTTGTACATGGACGGCTCGATGGTTTGTGTAAACATACGCGGGTATCCAAACAGGTTGCGTAACATACGTGTGCGCTTGAGTTCTTCTATGGTATCGTTGTGCCACTTACGTATTTCGGGGAACAACGTATGGTAGGTTTCTAGAAAGTATGCGGCTTGCTTGTGCGCTAGGTTAACTGCGCCCTGAGACTTCTGCAAGACGTTGACGCGGAACGTCGGCGCTTTCATGCCGTAGTTGCTAGCGTGGCATATCATCTTCGCCATGAAGTAGTAACGCTTGTCTGCGCTCCAGTTGTCGCTGCTAGAGATGAGTTTGTTTAGCTCATGCCAGCGCGGCATTTTAACTAGCTCCTTCACGGGTGCTTCTGCATACGGCTTCATGTCCTCGCCCATCTCAGAAGACCAGACATCCTCAAACAAACGCAAGGCAACGTACACGTGAGACTTCACGCCATTGTCGAATAGTCTGCGGAAGTTGCCTGTAGTACAGAGGTAGCTTACGACAAGCGCCTCTGCGCCAGATTGGTCAGCTTGCACGAACACGTTACCGGGGTCAGCTACGAACAGCTTGCGTAGTTTCTTGGGGAAATTCTGTACGTTAGTACCCCACTTGTTCAGCAAGCGCCGGGAGGCTAGGCGGTAGGAGGTTGTACCGGCTAGGTTGTAAGACGTTGTAATGCGCTTGTGATCCTGTGGCTCCCATGCCGGGAACTTTAGCTGGCCGCTTTCTTTTGCAGTTGCGCGGTAGCGTAGTATGATGCTGATGATAGGATTCTCAGGATGCTTGAGCCGTAGCTGCAACAGAACCTTCTCACTAGTGATGTCTCTGTCGGGGCGCTGGTAGCCTAAGCGTCCGTACAGGTAATTCGCAACCTGCTTCGGGCTATTAGGATTAAGCTCGCCGCCCGTCAGCAGACGCATGAAGCGTAGCAGTTCATTCTGGTAGCGGTCGTTGTGCGCTACGATGTCATGCAGCTTGTCGTCATCGTAGCGTATGCCTTGCATCATGGCAGTTAGATACGGCACAACGCTTGCGTTAACTTGACAGATGCTATCCGCTGCCTTAAAGTTCTTGGCAGTCTCATCTATCTGCGGCTTGAGCAACGCTAGACTGATGACATCCTTTGAGTTGTACTCAAAAAGTTGCTGCTGCTGGCTAGCGTTCTTAGGCTCAAACACACCCTCGTTCTTGTGATACGGCTGGTCTGTGTACAGGGCTAGACAATGGCCGAGCGACTTCTCAACTTCCGGAAAGAGCCGGTGATGTGCTAGCATGGTATCGTACACGCTGGGCGGTGGAGGTATGTTGTACTTGTACGCTAGCACGAAAAGGTCGAACAGGGCGTTGTGTATGACTACGGTGTTGTCGCGGAGCGCTACAGCTAGAGCGCGTAGCACACGTGGCGTGTCCTCGTAGTAGTACCCTGCCATTGATGACGTTACCATAGGCACACACCACGCACGTTCAGCGTCAAACGAGAAACCAAAGCAGGTCATCTCTAGGTTACGATTAGTCTCTATGTCGAAGTAAAGCGTTTTGTCTTTGTTGTGTGTGAGCAGTTTGATTACTTCATCGGCGCGGGGCCACAGTAGATGCTCGGCAACAGTTATAACGGGCGGCACTTTGAGATACGCTACAGCTTTCTTGACATCCCGCCCAAGCCAGAACTTGCGATTGGGCCGCCGTGTCTTGCCGTGCCATCCTTTATCATCGCCGCCCTTCCCGTATGCTGGGTCGTTCGGATTGAAGTATGCCATGCGGTCAACGGCTTCCTGCGGTTCGTACGTCGCTATGTACGTGATGCCGTCTTCTATGAATGGGCAGCCACGCTGCTCGTCTATCGTAACGCCGCGCTTGTACATATCTAGGGCATCCTGTCCCAGCAGAAGAACAACCTTCGTACCTTCACGTATGTTAACTTCGCCCTTATCAAGCGCATCGGCAAGCACGATGTCAACAGCTTGCCGAGGTATGGGCATGAGTGCGTTGTAGAACGTCTGCCCAGCGTAGCCACTAAGTAGCTGTGCGCGATCAAAGCGCGAGGGCTTACCTAGCACAACAGTCATACCTTTGTACGGTAACTGTGCTAGCGTATGTCGTACTGTTGCTGGCATCTACTTAAAATAAAAGTGCTAGGCTAGTCGCGTACAACCAATAGCACAAAAAACCGCAAACCAATAAACAGTTTACCTAGCCTAGCAAAAACTCTAACACACAGGCGTTCAAATGCAGGTTGAAGGCTTACCTAAGCAGCTTCTCTACGTTACACGGCCAAGGCATGAAACAACCCGGTTGCATCTTAATAGCAATCCTATACCTGTGTGTTAGATAAATTCAAAACAGGACGTAGTGGCGATCAATGAGGAGTGAATACCAAAGAACTCCCGTAGCATCTTAATAGCCAACGTGTACCACTACGCCCGTCGAACATTTTAGTAACCTCCCGGCTCTAGCGTATGTTCTTGGCTTAACCGCAACACCCGCTTCAAACGGTAGTTATTGTTCATAACAGGGTCGCCGTTACTGTCAAGGACGGGCGAGCCATCCTCTGTCTTTTGTGCTTGCTGCTCAGTCTCTATTGTAACATCAGCAGCTAGGCCAGCGTACTGGTCTACGTTAGGGTCTTCGTCGTCGAACTCTGGTGGGAGTTCTAACGCTCTGTGCAAACCCTTGATGCGACGCATTGTAATCTCAGCAGCTTTTTCGCTGAACGATAGATAGTCACGGAATTGCAAACCTGCAATACGCACAACTTTACCATCGTCATCTTCGATTGCCTCAGGAGCTACTAACTCCCATTGCATCACTACCATAGGCGCACCGGCCTTGCTTGTCGTAAACTTGGCATTGAGTATCCTTGCCGTGTACGTGTCCTTCTTCAGATAAGGTCTTACGTTATCTGCGATCTCATCTAAGTTGATGATTGCCATATTATGTTTATGTTTATGTTAGGGAGTGTCTTGCTTGGATTCCTCTGGAGCCGCACTCCTATTGCTATCAGAAGAAACGCGTTGGCCTAGTAAGTACACTAACTTGTCGTTAGTTACAACATGAAACAACATTGCTGCATCGGAGTAGCTAACTTTTAACTCCTTTGCTATGATCTTAACCTGTCCGTCAGCAGCTTTTGCTAGCGAGACAGTCATGTCTGAATACTCTTCTTGTTCTTTAGTCATTTTATTATCGCTCATGTAAGTAGTCTATCAATTCATCGACTGTCAGTATGTTAGCGTTTGCTGATGCTTGCTTCAGCTTCATGAGTTTAGCTTGCATACTTTCTTGGTATCCGCTATGCGGAGTCTTGAACTTCTTCAACATTTTGTCGATCAGTTCGTTAATGTATAGTCCGTCTGCTGGCCATTTCATTTGTCGTAGTATGTTTTTGCTGTCTCTATGACTGCGTTAACGTCGTTGTCTATGTATGCTTCGGGGAACATACCCATCGGAGTCTTAGCGGAGGTGATGCCGTCGCTGTTAGTCTGGAAGACGTAGCGTGTGTTGCCCTCTTTGTCGCGCTTAACTTCTGTGAACAGTACCATAAGGAACTCTTTCTCTATGCTACCGGCGTGTTGCTTACCTTGCACCTTAATGCGGCGCACGTTGAACGTGTTGCCGCTGGGCTGCACTAGCTCCACTATCTCATCAACTGCGGTGAATATCACAACAGCGTGATCGTTCTTAACCTTGTCTAGCATAGTACGAATCTCACGGTTGTAGTAGTTCCATATATCAAAGCCTTTGAAAGACCTGTCTGCTAGCGTATGGAGTATTTCAACATACTTCGTGAACGACTCGATGACTATGACCTCGCAGCTTTCGTCTGCAAGGGCATCTTTTAACGCAGCGTCAAACTCGGTAGTGTTTGAGCAGGGCGCTGTGTACGGGAACTTCTTGGGAAAGGGCATACCCTTACGCTCAAGATCTATTATGTATGTTTTATCTGGCGGCAGGTTGCGCAGCGACGTGGACTTACCAGTGCCGCTACCACCTACGATACCTATTATTGCTTTGCTCATTGTGCTTGTTTTTCTATTGTAGCTTTTAGTTGTAGTATGAGAGCGTTTTGCTCCTGTATTTTGTACTCAAGCACTACTAGGTAGTGCCAAAGGTCTATCACTTCTTCCTTCGCGGATTTGCTTAGTTGCTTTGTATCCATACACCACATACCTTTCGTACCGTCAGGGTTATGTTCTCGTATGCCAGCATTAAACTTGCGCGGCGCTTTGCGTTTAAATTCTGCTAACGCTCTGTCCCGTATTTCTGCGTCAGTCATCATATCTGGAACATCAAAGGGTCGTAGGTGTTTGTTGTAGAGAAGAGCGAGCTTATGATAGTCTCACGGTCATCCGCACGGGGTGTGGTGCAGACAGGCGAGAAGTTACACTCACCGAACTTCGTCTGACAGCAAGTGAAGTTAGGCAAGAAGACTTCTTCTGCGCTAGCGCCCTCGTTTAGCACACGGCGCAATCCGCCCATAAAGAACTGCGCTGTCTCTCGCAGATGATTCTCGAACTCTGTTAGAACGTGCTGCGGGAATGTGATAATCGTCGAGCGTTGAAACTTGTTCTTGCCTGAGCGTGAGAGAAAGATGCCGTTGATAACTACACCCCTGTCCTCGTCAGGGAACAGATGCTTGTGTATCATAGTGTACATCATCATCTGCGGAGAGTTTTGGTAGCCTTCAAGATACTTCTCAACCTGCATGAGTGCGGTAGTCTTGTGGTCTACTAGCACAGGGATGCCGTTGAAGCTACCGATCATGTCTATCGTACCGCACAGCACAACGTCTATCTTCTCACCATCCGTGTCGTACGGGATGGCAAAGCGCTGTTCTAGCAATGGGCCGTCGTCGCCCATGTCAGGCTTAAAGCCATCCAGCTTTTCATACGTCATGAAGTATTGCTGTAACGTAGCAGCGAGATGCCCTATGTCACGGAAATCGTTGTCAGGTATGTAGATGTCTGGTTGTTCGTAATGCTCAAGAGCAACAGCGATAGCTCTCTTGCTATTGCCCGTTGTGTAATACTCTTGTAGCGCCTTATGAAACGCTGTACCATACTCCATCTTGTGTGACTTCGTATCGTATGTTAATCCTCTGCCGCCCAGATACCACAAGCGTCGAGGACACGCGCTCTGACTGTAGAGCGATGCGTCTAACTTAACTATGTAGCGGCCATCATTGGTTTTATGTAGGGTTGTAATCATTTTAGGTTTGCTGGTAATAAGTCTGTGCCTTCATCTAGGTCTATGTTATGCAAGTCAGCTAGCTCGCGCATCTGATCTTCTAGCGTACGCTTTTCTCTTATTGATATGGATGTCTTACGCTTGCGCTTCGGGCCTTTAACTACAGTCACGTTATCATCTAACGGTGGCTGACAGACGATGAGGTATGGTTTGAAATGTTCCAACAACTCACCGTCTGTCATAGCCTCAAGCAACGTTACGTCGCAGTTAAGTAGTTCTTCTATTGTCACCGTAGTCGTCTAGTGTATCGTAAGTAGAATAGCATAAAGGCTATTATGTATATCAAAGGGCCAATTGCATCTGTTTCCATGTTAACGTATCATACGAAGGCTTGTGTCTGAGAAAATAACTTCTGCGTCAGGCGCGTGGGTAGCTATCGTATCATGTACCCATTGCTTATCCGCTTCCGTTATACCTATGTCCTCACGCGAGAATATCTCGCCGTCTTGCGCGGACTGTAGCCACGTGAGTATGTCGTGCCGCCACTTTATGCTATCACTAGTGGCAACTTTTAACGTGCGCCCGTCTAACGTTTTCTGGCGTACCGTGCGTATGGCTTCCTTAAAGTATATTAGAACACCCTCGGTTAGCTTACGCATAGATATTTGTGTACGCAAGTAGCGGTAGTCTGTGTTACGCTCGCTCTTGTCGTTGTGCATGAGCCACAGTAGACCGTCATTCAGCTTAACGTATAGCGTACCGGCGCTGTAGCCTGTGTCGGCGCACGGCACAAAGACATCTTTTGTCTCCATCAGGAGTTTGTCTATGATGGGCCGTATCATCTCTGCGCTATTCTCGTTGTAACTGCTACGGTTTATCTTCGGGCGTGCAGTAACTTCTGAACGTTTTAACTTGCCTACTACGATGTCAATGTCATCTGTCATGTTAACGGTGTTATCATAAAAGGTACAAAAGTAGGGTAGGCCATTGCTAGCCTACCCTACTATGCACTTGCTACTCTATGCGGCTTCTAAAAGCTCTTGCATTTTGGTTAGCAACTCAGCGCCCTTGCCGTTATCGCCAGCCTTGAACGCTTCCTTCGCCATCTTGAATAGCGCAGTAGGCGTAAGCTCACGTTGGTCAGGTCGCCACTTATCGACATCCTCTACCGAGAATAGCACACCATCAGTATGCTTATCCGTCAGACGTTGCTGTGACGCAATCAAATCGCCACCGCTCAAGCCCTTCGGTAAAGAGTTCTTTACCTTAGCGCGAATGCGGCTAGCGAACTGCTGGTTCACCAACGATAGGATGTTGTCCTCGCCGATAGAATCAACAGCTTCTGCTGTGCTATCGAACTGCTTCACGGTAAACTTGAATCCCTTCCAGTCACCGTCCTTGTACTCTTGTTCTATGTATTGTGCCATAGGTGTTTTATGTTATGATAGGTTCCAACTTATCTTCTAAAGGCCCACATTGGGGCCAGACATCTTATATAAAGCAGGAAGTGTGCCAAGTCAGTTATCTTTTGCGTTTTTTATTTTCTAGCACATGAAGTCGTCAAGGCAAATGTTCTAGAACCTCATATTGCAACATTAACTGTTCTAGCTCACGGTAGTTGCCGTTGATAGGGTTAGTGTTAGCGTACGCTAGGAACTCCTTCTTGTGTTTGGGTGGTATCTCACACCAGAATGGGTGTGTTAGAAGAAAATGCTCCGCATCGTGACGACGGTCAGCTAGCGCAGTGATATGCAGACGGAACGTAGACAGACGATAATATAAATCATCTCTGAATCTACCTTCTCGCACAAGTTCTTCTATAGGTCTGCAAGTTGCTGCTATGATACGGCAGTTTGTCTTTTGTGTTTTGTTATCTCCTATGATACGGTACGTGCCGAACTGTACAAGGCGTAGTATCTTAGCTTGCAAGCCTATCGGCATATCCCCTATCTCGTCAAGGAATAACGTACCGTTGTTAGCGTGTTCTACTAGACCCTCACGGTCACGGAACGCACCGGTGAAGCTACCCTTCATGTGACCGAATAGCTCAGATTCAAAGAGCGTGTCTGTTACGGCTGTTGTGTTTACGGTAACTATATCGTCTACGCGAGTGCCGTGGAGTAGGTTAGCTATTATCTCCTTACCTGTGCCGGTAGCACCTGTGATTAGAACAGGTTCGCTACGAAACGACAGCGTAACAGCGTTCTTTAACAGACGTTTCATGTAATCGTCTGTTGTACGGTAGGCTGCTAGTCTGTCGTTAAGTCTGTGTACCTCCTTGTTGGTAGTCATCAGTATTTCCTACGTTGTTTGCGTATCTTAGCGTAGATAGGTTCGACTATCTTACGCACCCAGCTATTGTCCTTATGAACTGGCCCTTTGTCAATAGCGATACGCTCATCGTAGTGGCGCTTTAGCATAGAGTTCCAACCCTCAGCGAGTTTAACTCTAACGTACGCAGCGTTGTCGGTAAAGATAACCTTACGTTCGTTGTAAGGTTGCTCTGCGTGTGTACGTGGTGATAGCAAGGCTATGTTAGGGTAGTCTGCGCTATTGTAAACGTCTGGCTTGCGTGTCCTTGTTATGCTACTGTCGCTGAAGGTTCCCTTCTTTTCGAGCAGCCACGCTAAGTCCTCCTTGATTGTGGTAGTGCTGAGTCTCATGCTAGTTATTCTCCCCAATAGTGTACTACTTCTATCCAATCACCAGACTCTATCATCTTGCAGTTATCGTGCGTACCGTAATACTGATCGAACTTATGCTGCCAGATGCCTTGCTTTATGTTACTTTCCGTGAGTAGCGTATTCAAACGCTCACGTGTGGTAACTGTAGGCCAACCTGCTAGCGTGATATGCAATCGCTTATGCCAAGGGCCGTGCGGACTGTCTATTATCTCTTGCGTAGCGATGACGTTACCGTGCAAGCGCATCTCTTTGCGCTTGCCTTGTATGGTAGCGTGTACCCTAACGGATGTGTTGTCTCTGCGAAACTCCCGCCCTTCTATGAAAGCGCGAGCGGCTAGCTTACTTATTTTTCTCATGTTGTAATATCCTCCTTATTTGCTAGTCTGTAGCGCTGTGAACGCCCTAACGTACCATTTAGCTTAGACATTTTGACACCTTTTTTTCCGGCCCGGTGTCTTACGTGATACTGTTCGTTAATGTCGTTGTTTTTGTAACGTGCCTTCTGTGTTGCTTGTGTATGCTTACGCTTACGTTGCTTTGATTTTTGTTTCATGATATGGTTTGTTTAATGTAGTTGTCTATTGTTGTTCTGTGCATACGTATGAACCTGCGCATACCTAGCCTAGATGCTTGCCACATAGCGTAGAGTCCTTCGTCGTTCATAACCCATAACTCTCGTTCGTTATCGTTCATTGCTTCGCTACCTCCTGTAGTATGTTAAAGAGTGTCTCTGGCGTAACGTGGCCCATGACGTCCGTGTCAGGTATGTGATACAGTTTATTATCACCGTCATGGTAGATACACCAGTTTTCTTCTGGGTCAAAGACCGCTACCTCTACGGTAGTCTTGCCACCGTCACAGTAGTGACCTTCTCCCCAGCGTACGCTAACTTCCCATTCGTTAGGGAACATTATGTTGAAGCCTATGTCTACGTTAGGTATACATGAGCAGTACGGGTCTTTTATATCGCTTGCCATTCTAAACGCTCTTGGTTCTTGTACGTTATTAACTTCATCTAGCAGAGGTTGAATAGCTTTCCGTTCATCCTTTGTCATAGCGCAAGCTCCTCCTTACGTGCGTAGCAGTCAGCCATGATAGTGTCCTTGTGTAGCGGCTTGCCGAATAATCCGTCGTCGTAAACCCATACGTATTCCTGTGGGTTTATGTTAACTTTTGCAGCTAGCACAGCGTCAAACCAAGGTTGCGGTTTGGCGTAGTCTATGCGAACGCTGTGTGTTTTTTCGTAGTCTATGATAGCTTCGTTTAGTATCATACTGGTTTCCTTTCGTTTGTTGTTGGGCTAGCATAGACCCTGTGCCTATGCCGCACCCAAAATCTAGTTACACTATAGCATGGCCGTCCATTGTTGTCAACAACTTTCGCACTTGCGTAAGCGATAGCCCTAGTCATCCTGTCCATCTAGCAAGCCTCCGTCCATACCGTAGTCTATTTCGTCGTCGGTATCTTTGTCCACGTTACCGTAATCGTCCTGTATATCGGGGGAGAATAGGCTAGCCCATTGTTCCTTGGCCGATACGGCTTTGTTTATGCAACGTACCTTGTTCTTTACGACAGCAGCAACACGTTCCTCAATGGTATTCCTATACCATAGGACTTCTTGCAACGTGTTAGACATGGACGTTATGCGGTGACTGCGCCCTACGCATTGTATGAGGTCTATCGCAGACCAAGTGGGCGGCAGTATGATATGCCGTGGCCGTGCGCTCTCTATTTCATGATGCAAGCTGATGCCTACGCCACCAGCCGCTACCGTCAGTAGCATATAGTCCTTGTCGCCACGCTGGAAAGCATCTACGTCACGCTGCCGTTTCTCTGGCGTCTGACCACCCGTGACATAGCCTATCTTGTCCTCGTCTATGCCATAGGTTTTCGTCAGCGCTAGCCACACACCACGTAGCATACCTTTGAAGTTGCTAGCGATGATAGCTTGGCTACCTTCCACGACTGCGTTACGCGCACGGGCAGCTACTAGCGGAGAGCGGATTTCCTCCGCCTTTTGCCGAAACTTCATCATAGCCACTAGCCTAGCGGCCACAATTCCATGCCCTGTCTGTCCTCGTAGCCTATACAGATACTCTAGGTATTCCTCGTAGGCGTTATTGTAGGACTCCCGCTCTTTGTCGCTGCGGAAGTCTATCAAAACGCACTCCGTACGCGCCTTGTACTTGAAGCGTATGTTCTTGAGCGCTACGGTATAAGGCTCCATAACGTCCTTAATCTTTTCCATAGCGCGGGGCGAGTACGATGCGGTGTTGCCGTATGTTGCCAAAGAGCGGAGTACGCTAGGTGCTGTTCCTTCTGACAAGGGCAGGACGTTATAGCGTGACCGCATACCCACGCCTGTCATAACCGTCCGCGCCTCGCACACACGCTGGTATGGCGTAGCCGAGACGAACAAACGCTTGACGTTTTTGGGTGGTAGCTGCCTTGCTATGTTAGTGCGGGAGCTACCATCGTTCTTTAACGCCTGACATTCGTCAAACACTACGAGACGCGGTAGCATAAACTCCGACCACTCGTATACGGTATGTTCCTGACCCCACTCTACCTTAATCTTTGTAGCGTAGAACATAGTCCCGCCTGTCTTAGGCGAGGTGAGCGCAGCGTAGGACATGACCAGTACCTTACCGGCTAGTCCGTATGCTTTGAGAACTCGCTGCGTTTGGACGATAGTTGCGGCAGGTGCTACCCATAGGATAGGGATTGGCCCCTTGCCTAACTTATCGTCCTTCGTTAACTCAGGCAAAATATCACATAGCGTTTGTGCTACGATATATGTTTTGCCTGTGCCTGTGCCGCCTTGTAGCAACACGCCTTGTTCGGTGCGTAGCTTGGCGGTTAGCTCCGCGCTTGCGCTAGTCTGGAAAGCAAATTCCTTTAGCGTAACAACGGTGCTATCTTCTGTCGGTGTTATCATAGTGCTTGTTTTATGTCATGTGATGCAAAGTGTAGCGTTGGCCGTGTAGTTGGCTAGCGCAACACTCGCAAGGTTTTTTGTCGAAGTCGTATAATAGCTCTCCGGCCACGATATGACCGTTGCCGTCTATGATACGCTCGTACCCTATCTCGATAGCATCTAAGCAGTCCTTAGCTTTATCGCTATCGTAGTAGTAATCTAGGAACGTAGCATCGCCTGTTGCTTCTAGCATATAACAGTCGGTGCATACGCTATATGTTGTTACGTAGTTGACAAGTATCTTAGTTTGCATAGTGCTTGTGTCTTATGTTAGCCCCAGCATACTGCGTATTTCATTCGCCGTCATGCTAGAGAAAAATTTCGTTATGAGTTCCTCTTTGATACCCTGCTTGCGTAGCGTATTCTTCAGGTCGTCGATAGCCTTCTGTTCCTCTGCTACCTTCGCTTCACGCATAGCGTCCGCCTCGGCGCACTTAGCGTCCCGCTCTCGGCCACGCTCTTTTGCTAGGTTGCCTACAAGCACCCATTCGCTACGCATCCACAAACGATACAATCCCTCGCCTACGCTATGCACCTGGCCTAATGCTGGCCCTGCCCATCCTACCGTATCAGGGTTGTTCTCAACGACCATATCCTTGCTACCGTAGTCGCTGTTTTCTATAGCGTCCTTAGTTTCTTGGTCTACGATAACGTACGTCTTACTGCCGACGACCAAGCTAGCGAATAGTTCTTCTCGTAGTGTAATCATTTTTTCTTGTTGTTTAGTTTTGTATAGTGTCTACGAAGTCTATGAAACTCTTTGTGGTCTAGTATAGGTATTCCATTTTCCCTAGCTTCTTTATCTTTTGCCGCTATCTTATCTGTCAACGCTATAAATTCTTTCAATGTCATGTTTTCTCCTATGTTAGAATTAAAAGTAGTGTTACGAAAGCAAAGACCGCTAGCCACACAATCGTGGCTAGCGTTGCTTGACGGTGTAGCTTACGGAGTTCGTCTATCATATCTTCCCATCCTCTGTTAGCGTAAATGCTGCTAGGTTATCATGCTGCTTGTAGCGTACGTGCAGTACGTCTCCCTCACGAAAATCACGCACGCTACATGATGTATTATACTGCCAAGGGCTTTGAAGGTAGAAGTCCTCGCCATTACGTAGGTCTTGCTCTACGCTAGCCTTGCTTGTGTAGTCTCTACCGTAGGCTGGGGTAAGAGTGTACGGTAGGCCTCTACCA